CTGTGGCCACTCAGAACTCTAACAGACGTAACGTCAAGCGATGGGGCAAAGGCTATCATCGTTCTAAGAACGGTACCTGGAGAGTAAATATTAAAATTGGCAATGGACGTATGAGTCGTCGCTGTGCTACAGAGGAACAAGCCATTGCTTTGGCAGAGCAGTGGAGGAGACAATTTGCTTATACAGTAAGGAGTACCGATGCCGACCATTCCCAGAGCAGCTTATGTGAGACCTTCAGTGGAGTACCTAGATGCTCTACGACCAGAGGTGATGGAGGCGGTGGCAGCTGTGAGCCACCGACCTGGGAAGTCAGGTGTGATGGCGATAGCTTCCAGGGAGAACATTGAACAAGGTCTGCTATTAATTTTGGCGACGGATATGTGGTGGTCCTTCCAGGAAGTTTACAGAAAGAATTCTCAGAACGGTTTCTACAAGAAGTGGATTGAGTATAGAGATTCAGAAGGTTCTTGACAAAGTATTTATATTATTGACGGAGATCTTTCCAGACAACTCCTTCGAATAACTTAAACAACGACACCTCAGAACAGAGCCACGTCAAACCTTGAATCATTAATTCCAACCATAACTTAAAGGAAAAACTATTATGGGTATCACACTTTCGGGAATTTCAAATGATGTACTCTCCACCACCATCTATGAAATTGAAGATGAAGTGGCTGAGGGGCTCTTTGAAACCACACCCTTCATTTCTACTGCACGCCAGCTTGGAAAGATTAAATCTTTCTCCGGCGGCTACAAGCTCGTCGTCCCTGTTGAGACGAAAGAGCATTCGCTTGTTACTGTTCTAGACTCTGGGTGGGAGGCACTAGATCTCTCCGTCCAGGACTTCTCTGACCAGGCTGAGTATGACTGGACCCGGATCGCAATCCCGGTTCTTATCTCCGGTCGTGAGGAAGCTGAGAACAGCGGTGATAAGGCTATCATCGACTTGGCTGAAGCCCGATACAAAAATGCAATGAGTGCATTGATGCGTCAGGTCAACCGTCAGATCGTAGCGAACAACTCCACGTTCACCAGCATGGGTACGCTCAACGGTAACGCTAACTCCACCTTTGGTGCGGCAGCGGCTACCACGGGCTTCCTTGCTGACGAGGCGCCGACTGTAACGTCTACCCGTACAATGGGTGGCATTACTCGTGGCGATGTTGTGGGTCTTAAGAACCAGTTCAAGAATGGTGGCGGCACGTTCGCTATCTCTGACCTGTACCAGCTAGAGGCTAACGCTTCTACGCTTCTTCCTGCTGGCGGTGACGGTGGCCGATTCCACCTCACGCTAGCTAGCCCCACGTCCTACGTTCAGTACCGCAACGACCTGTTCGACAAGGAGCGTTACATTGACGCGAAGACGCTTGATGCGTCTGGTGTTACTGCGCTTCAGTTCTCGTCTGGTATCATTGTTCCTGAGCGTGCGATGGACATCGGTGCCGGTGGTACTGGTATCAACTCCATGATGCTTCTAAACCTAGACGGCATCTGCATGTACACGCACTCTGGTGCGGACTTCACATTCACTGGCTTCGAGAACATTAGTGGCTACGATGGTCGCTACGGTAGAATTCTCTTCATGGGTGGCTTGACTGCAAACCACCTTGGCTCCAGTGCCCTCTACATTAACGCAGAAGGATAAGGAATAAATTATGCCATCACCATTACAGGCGCTTAGCGCCAAGGATCGTTCCACTGGAGCGTCCTCCATCTCAGCTTCGGATCGTCGTCTCGTAGTTACTTTCTACGCTGCGTCGGCTGTCACCGCCAAGGATGCGGTCTGTTTCGCTACCGGTAAGACCGGCGCGGATCGTGTTGTCTATGTCGAGAAGACGGACAGCGATGCTCCTCAGACCCATCAGGGTATCGGCTACGCGCTTGATACTGTTGCGGCTGGTGAGCGTGTTCGGGTTGTTGTCAAGGGTTACGTCGAAGGGGCTGCGGTCGCTTCCGCTGTCACCATTGGCGAGCTTATCAACGCTGGCGCGGATCCCGGTCGAGGCGTCAAGTACGTCTCTGGCGATAACGAGACCCCGTTTGCACAGGCTCTTGAGAACGCCAGTGGCAACACTTGCGATGTTTGGGTTATAGGCGTCTTCGCTTAATAACTTTGTATCCTCTGACGGAACGGGGCCTAGGCCTAATCGGGTTTAATCCCAACTTCCGTCAGGGGATATCCTTGCTTTGTAACTAAGATTAAAGGAATAATAGATGAACCTGGCTCAGATACGCGGAAGAATTAAAAATCAACTGGACTACACCCCAGTGCCTAGCGCACCTCTGAGCCGATACTTGGACTCAGTCATCAACGATGCATACTTAGAAATTTGGATGCGCCGTCCTTACCTGTTCAATATCAAAGAAGCAGACATTCGTGTCTTTAAAGATCTCGGTCCTGCCGATATCCTAAACACTGGCGGTGCTGCCGGTGGAAACACTCTGAACTTTACTCACGGTTCAGACGTTGCACAGTTCAACTTGCCCTTCGTAGACCCCTCTGATGATGATCATGCAACAGAAAAATTCGTCGGAGCTTTCGTTAAGGACTCCAGCGCTGGCGTCTACTACCGCATTGAGAATGTCCTAAGCAACTTGCATATCAAGCTTGACAGAGTTTACGAAGGACCGACTGTTGCTAGCACATCCTTCACCATCATCCACCGCTTTGCTCACATGCCTAACGATCTCCTGGAAGTAATGGACATCAGCTTTCCAAACTTCCCGATAAACGGTGGCGGACGCAAAGGAAAGGTTCCAGGTATACCACGAAGGGTCGATGTCAATGTTGATTTCAACCAAGACCTTACAGGTGGTAAGCCAAACTTCTATGTGTCCTACTCCAAGGAGTTTGTTGGCGAAATAGAAAACACTCTTGACCTATCCTCAGTTGGTGCAGGTTCTTCACTCCCTAACGACACCTATTACTTTGCTTATACAGTACTGGGCCCAGATGGCAGTGAGTCAGGCTTCTCTGACATTGCTTCTATTACCACTACAAGTGCTGACTCTGTTACAATCGAGTTCGACCAGTCCATTGGTAACGGTGCTCACACAGCCAAGTTTAGATACAACGTCTACGTGGCACGCAAGAAGACTGATGAAGGTCAGTTCATCTTTTACAAAATTGGCGCTCTTAAGAACTTTATTGAGAACTCGACTAGTACAGTTTCTTTCACAAGCACAATCCTAAACAACATCAAGCAAGGTGAGTACCATTTCCGCAGATGGAACGAAGCATCTGGCATTAAGAAGATAAGGTTCCAGCCTCGTCCTACGGTTGTGGACAAGACGTTTACAGTTAGTGGAGAAGCTATTCCTAACGAAGTGACATTCTTCCATTTGCGTTACATGTGGAAACCTTATGATTTGGCTTCTGATTATGATGTGCCTCACATCCCTTCAGAGTTCCATCACCTCATTGTTGACAAGGCCCTCATTGACATTCACGCTAAGTATGACAACCTCAATGCTAGCAATGCTGCTGAGAGGCGCTACATTAAGCGTGTGAGAGCCTTAGACGCTCGCTACGCCGGAGACATTGATGTGACCCTACAACGCGGTCAGAGCATGCAGTGGGGCTCTGGCAGGCTAGGAAGCATGGCCATCAATCGCACTCTCATTTACAAGGGCTAATATATGGCTGACATGAACATAAAGTTTCTTGGTGGTATCGATAAGACTCCCTATGCTACTGCTGCTGAAGACATTCAAAATATGCGCTATGATGACAAGCGTATGTGTTGGGTTAATGATCGGTCTTTCCGGGACTGGCACAACCCAGATCTGGATAACTATACAGGCGCTACTGGCCTTCCTTCGAATGGTGTCATTTACTCACTTTATTCATATCAGCTTCATCGCTCCTCTGTTCAGTGTCTTCTATTCGAAGAAGTCAATGGAACAACACTCGACCTTAAGGTAACGATTGGTCAATCGACTTACACTCTAGCTACAAACCGTACCATTCCTCGCGGCAATGATTCAGGAACAGAGTACGTTCGTATTGGAAAGTTTCTTTTTATTATCAACGGTGAAGATCCTCCTCTTGTTTATCAAGGTGGCAGACGCATCCGTACTGCCTTCTTCCACAACAGACCCAATCCTCCTACACCAGTACCAGCCCCCAACACCTTTGTTGACGAGTTGGGCTCACAGACAAAGGGAACTCTACAGAAAAGACAGCGCCTAGGCAGTGCAGGAATTAACTTTTTTGACTCTGCTGGTAACCTGGGCATGGCCTTGTCACCTGAAACAGTACTTGTCAATGTCGGCAACTCCGCAGATGACTACCCGCTCCTTACTCAAAACTCTTACCAGTACGCTGTTTCGTTTATCTCTGACACCGGGGCGGAGTCTCCTCTCTCTCCTATATCAGCCCAAGTGGCTTGGAAGTATAGAGCAACAGGACAGAAAAGAAACTTTAACTTCAGCGAGTATAAGCACGGCCTAACGCTGGACTATGTTCCTACTGGACCAGAAGGCACAGTTAAGCGTCGTCTATACAGAACCAAGAACCAAAGGTCTGGCGCGGCGAACTTCAACCCTGGCGGAACGCAGGGTGCCGAAGCTCTAGCAGCAGGTGCAGGTTCAGAACTTTACTTCTTGAACGACATCAACGACAACGTGTCAACCTGTTACTTTGACTTCATCCCAGATTCTTCTTTAGGAAGCCTCAGTCCTTCTATCTCTGCTTCCGCTCCATTCCCTACTGGCATCTCATTAGGTGCTGCGTTTAAGAACCACCTTATACTTGCGGGATCTCCAGAGAACCCTGGACTCCTTTACTTCTCAAAGGGTAACTTTCCAGAGCAGATCCCAGCATTCAACTTCTTTGACATGGGCTCATCAGACGGCGGTGGCATCACTGGTTTGTTCTCTACAGACAATGTGTGCTACATCTTCCGTGAACGAGCGATTGATACACTAGTCGCAACAGACAACCTTGATTTACCTTTCCGTGTAGAACCGCTTGTATCCGGCATCGGCACGCTTTCTCCTAAAACAATTCAAGTAGTCCCAGGTGTTGGCCTTGTATTCTTAGGACATGACAAGTCATTCTATGCTCTTACTGGTGGCTCCAATGCTTCTGTGTATGCTGGTCAGGCTAGCGTAACAAAGCTCGGACAGAAGATTGAAGACTTAACAGAGAAGATATCTGCTTCTTCTCTTGGGCGAGCCTTTGCCATTTACTCTGACAGGGACAAGGAATACTGGTGTCATGCTCCTGTCAACGGCAACCGGTTTGCCACAGAGGGCTTCTGTTACCACACACAGCCCCAAGCTTGGTCTAGACGGACTAACATCCCAGCAGCCTGCTTTACTTATTTACCAGAGCGTTGGGTTGCCTTTGGGTCTAACTCCACACTAACAAACCTTCCTGTTATTTCTGGTGTTGATGAAAGCGCCTTTAACAAAGGTATCATGACTTGGTGCGGTGCTCTGGGTGTTGGGTACACTAACTCGGGTGGTGGTCAGGCAACACCTGTTAAGACCACTGGCTCTCCTGACTATGTGTGGGAAACAAACTGGCTAGACTTTGGCGACAGCAACATCATCAAGCGCATTACAGATATTACTTTAGTCACCTACAAGAATGTTGGCGGCGGCGGTACTATGCGAGTGGGTGTGGACTGGAAGCCTCTTGATTATAACACAGCCACCACAGCATTAGACACTACCTTTAAAACCTTCAGCAGCGAGCAGACCACAGCCGGTGTCTATGGTACAGCGAAAACGGATGAAGGCTTCAAGGCTAAGGTAACGAATGTCGATGCTGGCAGATGGTCTGGAAAAGAAATTAGTGGCACTAGAATCTCCAACCCATTTGGCTCACTTGTTCTTGTAGATGGTCCAGGTATTACATCAGCAGGCGAGATAGGATCTGGTGGTGCTCGTTGGTGGAAGCTTCGTTTCTCTGGCAGTGCTCCTATGGCCCTTATTGGATTCCAGGTAACATTCAAGACAGCGGCTGGTGTCAAACAACTTAGCTTCTCTGCCGGTAACTCTGATACCAACAACACTGCAATGCAGACTATTTTAGGAATCTAATATGAAACTATATCCAGTTACCAACACTATAGTCGACGGCAATGATGCCCAAGCGGAAGAGTTAAACAAGAACACACAAGTCTGCTTTGAGGCAGCCAACGGTGGCTTGGACCGACACAACTTTCCAGCTACTTCTCTAGAGGCCAAGGACTTCCAGGGTCGAACATTTAATGCTTTCTACACACACTCAGGCACCGAAGATGCCACACCAGTATATACACTAAACGCACGAATGGATGCTTGGGCGCCCTATCGCTTTGATGCCAAGACACACACTAACACAAAGCAAGGCATAGCTTCCGGAATGTTGCAGATCAGATTCCTGGTAGGGTCTATCGGCTTTGACTTCGAGGACAGCCTTATCGACTACAAGGACGAAGCTGGCCTAAAGAACAACTTACCAAAAACAGTTTATTCCATTTACGCCAACGGTCTCAAGGTTGGGGAAACGGAAGGAGTATTCAAAGCAAACAGAGGAACCGTATCAGTTCCGTTTTACTTCTATAACCCAGGTGGCACTGTGAACATTGAGTTGTTCTGTTCGTCCCACAACGGCTCTCTACAGAACGGAGAAACTGTAAGATTAACGATCGAGAACTACATGTATTACTTTAATGTGAGGGTCAGATAATGTCATTGAAGAGTTTTATTCCTTTTGCAGAAGGCTCTGAAATCAAAGCAGCCGATTTCAATACTACTTACAAAGCGAATGGTCTGCAAGGTACAATCGCTACAATTGAAAGAGACCAGTTCGCATCAGAAGGTTTTGGCCTAGAAGCATTTAACAACATTCGTAACATTACAACGACCAAGCCAGCCGGTGCTGGGTGCCCTGCTTATCTTAATCTAGGGACTTCCCAGCTAACCAGTAACTACTTCCGCCAGGCACTCACTGCTGACTTTGTGGAAATATCCTCTGGTACAGACTTAGAAATTGCTGTAAGCTCACAAGAGATGACCGTCTTACAAACAGGAGATATCATTGTTGTTGAGTTCGTTGGTGCCTTAACCTGTGCGCAGTACGGTATCAATGGCTTTGGTACAGTAGCTGCTGACACTTACCAGACTCCATCAATCAAAGCCGGCACCGACAAACACCAGGATTACTGGGCTGAACTATCTTTCTTTGTTTCCGTTAACGGTGCGACACATGCTCTACCCGTCAACACAGCCTCCTTTGTCAAGCACAGGTTCTCATCCTGGTGTCGCTGGGGAACATCTACCACAACCACGAATGTTTCTTTTGTATCCACTGACAACACCTTTTCCAACGACAACTTCAACATGGGCATCGGCGCCATACAGCCATTCCACATGACTATGTTCTACGTAGTAGGATCCGAGACGACCTTGAACTTTAAAGTGAGCGCTAACCCAAATGCTGGCACTGGCTCCCAGACGGGCACACAAGCCGAGCCCGGCGTTAAGATCTTCAAAGATTCAACGATGTTCGCACACGTCCTAAGGAGGGCAGCAATATAATGGCTTATTCACCCGGAACAGTTTCCTCTGGAGACCTAGTAAACAAAGCTCTGATCGAGGCTAGAGTTGATGCTTTCAGAAGCGAGCTTAACAACGGTAGCCTTGACAATGATGACATCTCAGCCGGCAACCTAACGGCGGACCACGTTGAAAGACCTACACTAGAACCCATAAGTGGAAGAGAGTGGGAATGGAGAGGTGCGTCAGGTGGCATGCATTACTTTACAAAAGAAGTAGCAAACCTAGTCTGTGTTGAGGACGACTCTGTACTAAACTCCTCTACAAAAGGCAACACTTCTTACCAGCTAGCTTCTCCTTCTGGCAAACCAGAGAACGGAGGACTAAACACAATCCTTCACAAGTATGCCCTTAACGAACTAACAAACTTTGAAAAGATGATCCCAGTACCAGACTGTGGAGTCTCTGTAAGGATTAACCAGAAGTGCGAAGTCTACGTCAGGGTAAAGACTATTTTCAATAACTTGCTTAACAACACTATTGGGAACTCCACTGGGACCAACTTACAATCGAACAATAATCAGGATGAAGCTGACGGTACTGGAAGAGTATTCTTACTTCACAAGTCCCCGGATGGTGTGATTCAAAAGATAGGCACCAACTTCAATGGCGCCGGAATGGCGAGAAGCTTTCTGCTTCCGACACAGCATCACCTCCTGTTCAGAGACAACCACTTGATGGGCAAGGTTGTAATTGATGCCGATGACGAGATGGGAGAGCACCACTTCTTCCTTGCTGGTTGTTATTTCAAGTATACCACAAACGGTACTATTGACAAGTACCCTATACACATGAGCCTACAAGGAAGGACAGAGTTCCAAGTAGAGTGGTTTAACTTTGATGATTGAGAATATAGTGGACAAAACATTTATTAGGAGGAGACCAAGATGGCAGCATTAGCGATAACAGGGGCCGTTATGGCTGCTGTCGGACTAGCGACCGCAATCGGCTCGTCGGTAGCAGCAGCAACACCTACGAAGTCCGAGAAGGAACAGTCGGCCCAACTAGCCAGGATGAGAAAAGATCTTACCGAAGGTAAGTTTGGTTTGTCTGCTCAAGAGCAGGCAGAGTTAGCCAGNATTGGGCAAGGTATTGTTGCCGGNGCAGAGCGAGAGGCAATTGCACGCCAAGGAGAACTGGCTGCTTTACAAGGTCTTTCAGGCGGTGCTCTCATCCAGCAGCAGTTAGCTAGCGAAGAAGCCATCCGTGCTCAACGCTCTGATGTTGAACGGCAGCTTAGGCAGCAAGAACTACAAGCACGCCAGATGGACTTGCAAGAACTGGCCAGGCTAGAAGGGCTTGTTGCACAAGGGCAGGTGCGAAGAAAGGCAGCGACGGTTCAAGGCATGCAGGACATAGGATCAGTAGCTACTTCAACAGGCTTGAGTATGGCGGACACAGGCATGGTGACCGGTGCTGCTCCGGGTGCTGCGCCTCCTCCGGCAACAGGACAGCCCTTTAACGCACAGGCAGACCTAGCAGCGCGCTTAGAGCAATGCAGGCAGAAGAGTTTGCCAGACAACAGCCAAGCAACCCAATCTATAGCGATCCAGCCTTTCAAAATGCCATGGCGACAGGCGGCTATGGAAGCATTCTTGGCAAGAGTACCAGACCAGTAGGAGCACAATAATGGCTAGCAACGCGCAGTACCTTGCTGCAAACCTAAGAAACCACTACCAGTTTAAGCAGCAGCAGTTCAATAGCATTCTAAAATATCTTGTGTCCCAGGAGTCAATTACTCCCGGTGCATCAACTGCCCTTATCCAGGACATTCAACGTCAGCAGTCTGCTCTCAAAGAGCGTAGGCTAGCCCTGTCTCGTCTGCGTCAGTCTGGTCTTCTTGCTGATAAGGATCTTATCGTCGAGATCGCGAAGATTAAGAGCGATCTTCAATCAGTTACTGCCAGAGGCATTACGGATGTTGCTACTGCCAAGGCAAACTTAAGCAAGATCTTTGAAGGTGAACTTAGGGACGAACAGTCACAAGGCACTTCTCAGTTCAACACCGCGGTCAACGCGCCAAATGCCCAGAAGGACGCGAGGTTAGAAGTCCTTACTCCCGGCGCGACGGAAGATCAGGTTGTTGAATCGGTTGTTAGATATTACAACGATCACCTAAAGTCACGACATGAACAGCTTGGTGGCGAGTCAGTTGCTTACGCTCAGTTCAACCAAAGCCTTAAGCAGCACTTACAGGATATTGCTGACACGCGTAGTCAGATTGTTGGAGGAGATGCCACCGCCGGGGCTGGTGACAAGGCTCTAGAACGACTTGGTATTACCACTTCTGAAACACCTGAGCAGGCTGATACGAGAGTGCGCGCGGCGTTCAGGAAAGAAGTCATTGATCCTCTTCGTGCCGGCCGCGCAGGCCTAGGCAACACAACTGCCAGGGCTATTGCTCTTGGCATTGATGAGGAAAGACTACAAGAAATCTTTACAGCCGATGTTTACACTGACAGCCCGGAGGCCAGGAAGTTTGCTCGTGCTGCTTTCTTCAGTCGGTACCTTCCGCAAAACCTAGACGAAGACTTGCAGCCCAGGATTGGTGGCGAAGGCTTAACAGAAGCAGAGTTCCTTGCTAAGTTACAGGACGGTGACTCAGAAGCAAACAGGCTTTATTCTATGGTCCTCCAGCGTGAGCCTTCTGAGGTTGCACTTCTATCTGAAGGTCAGTACCCATATGAGCTTTACCAGATTACCAAATCAGAGCGCGGACTAGACAAAAGCCGTGGACAGTTGGGGCAAGCCCTTGACCCTTCTACTCGTCGGCAAGGCTACGAATCTCTATACCAAGAGGCACGGTCAATCTACAACAACCTGTTCAGAGGTGGTGGCGTCCGTGATTCTGGGGCTCGTCAGGCAAACAAGCAGCGCCTAGAGCGTGGTGGTCCAGAGTTGCAGGCAGCGGTTAGGGAAGTTGGAGAAATAGAAGACCCACAGTACATCGGTAATGCCTCACCCGAACAGAAAGCAGCAATTGCCGAACAGAGTGAAGGGAAGGTCGCAGTTTCTGGTGAAGACCTAGTATCAACTGATACCGGAGAACCGGTCCGGAACTTGGCTGGTTTAGTCAGAGCTACGGGCGGTGGTGAAGAAGCTGTCGCGAAAGTTGCTGCTGCGGCTGAAGTATTTACTCCCGCAATGACGCGAGCAACATTACAGCAAGTAGCGCAGCCAGCTACTGACATTGCAATGCAGGCATACGGTAGCCTAGGTGGAAGGGCAACAGATCCTATGACCACGGCAATGCCCACGCCGGCTCTTCCCGCTGCTAGTGTTCCCCCGACTCCGCCTCCGCGTGGTCCCCTTAACATGAAGCAAGCACAGGAATTAAGTTTTCTAGGGGTTCCAGATACAGCCGCCCGCGTAAGCACTATCCCAGATCCCGTTGCCATTGCTAACACAGCTTTTGCCACTGGCCTAAAACAGGGCACGGCTATTAGAGGACAGTTGGCTTCTTCAAGTTATCTCGCCGATAAAGAAGCTATCACCAATGATGATTTAAGAGCTGCTGCTATCCAGGCATATGAGGGTTCAACTAGATACGAACTTACTCCTGCTCAAAGAAGTACGCTCGAAGACTTGGCTGCAACGTCTGGGGGTGCCTTCACAGAACAGAATATTAAAGACAGTCTAGGCGACACTTCTATGAACCCAGGGGCTGTACAGGCCGCTGCAATGTACACTAGCGCACTATCCGTAGGAAAGTAATTAATGCCAAAGCCCCAAGAGCTAGCCCTTCCTTCATTCGTAGAACAAGAAACAGTTCTACCTCTTGACCAGGAAATCTTTAACCTTGTTGATGAGTCTGTTAAAAGACAAATCGAACTGGAGAGGCTTGATCCCGGATCAGCAGTTGACATCCCGCGTATCCAATCAATCATCAAGGAGCGTCAAGCTATTGCTGACGCACCTCGTACCATTACTGGTGAGCGCCAACTACAGGTGCCGGAGTTCATTGAGTCAAGCCTAAGTTACTTAGGTCCTTTTGAGCAGCCAGCACGCGCACTTCTTCCAAAAGCAGTGCTTACACCCGGCGAGGTTAAGAGAGCAGAGCAGGACTTTGAGGCCAAGGTACTCCCAGACATCTACGCAAAGTATCGTGAGTCTGTGCAGCAGGGTACAGAACCAGATCCAGGAATTGATCTTTCTACAAAAGAAGCTTACCAAAACTTCCAAGAGGCAATGAAAGAGAAGTATGGTTCCCGTGGCCAGTATATCATTGAAGATGGTGTCACCGCTCGCTTTAAGACTGGTGCTGAAATCCTTGGCACAGAGATTCTAGCTACAGAAGTCCCTACTCCAGCAGGCCCGGAAGTTCAGGAGCGCTTGGTTGGTACACTACTGCGTGACCTTCTTGTTATCGAGGCTGGTGTTACAGCAGCAGGACAGGAAGTCGGCGAACTGTTTAGTGGCAAACGAGTAGGAAAAAAAGACTTTAACGATCGGTGGGCTGAGAACATCCAGCAGGCCAGAGGCCTTGAGCAGTTGGCTTCAGACATTACAGGTGACACACTTGAGGGCCTAGGCTTAGACGAGGACACGTCCAACACGGCAGCAGACATTGCTTGGTGGGTTGGTCTCGGTGCAGGCTTCGTGTTACCTATCGACTTTTATTTGGGTGCAGCAGCCAAGGGTGCCTCCAAGAGCTTCAAGAGGGCCGCCTCAGCAGCAGCAGACGCAGGAGCTAGGCCAGGCAAGGCTTCGGGTGTAGCGCGTCTTGTAGAGCGTCTGGAAGCCGCAGAGGATATTGGAATCAATCCTGCTGATGTCAGATTAGATATCGCAGAGGAAGCAGCAGCCATTGGCAAGTACGGTGACGAGGCAGAAGATATAATTTCTGGTGCCACACCGGTCACTGAAGTAAACAAACTAGATGTCCAGGAAGCTTCGCGTCAAGCACAGGAGACCCTGTCTCTACTAGAACGTTCTGACATTACCAATAGCACATACCCGCTTCTGCTAAACAGGTTCATCAAGCATGTAGCAGACAACCCGGTGTTCGATGAGACAGGCAAGCTTGTTGTGCCTACGTTGCCTGCCATCCTAAAAAATAAGATTACTCCAGAGATAGCATCGGATGCTGTGGAGTTCCTTACAGATCAACTAGCCACCAGGCTATCGCGCCGTGCTCTAAAAGAAAGCATCGAGAAAGGCAAGTCGGTTGTGCCCGAAGGCTACACCATGCTTACACCTCGTATTGCTGTACCTCAAGCACAGGTCAATCCTATACTTCGTTCGTTCAAGGATAACGTTCCGTTGCAAAAGATCTTGGATACCTTCCAGTCTGGCGCAGCAGCACTATCTGACGAGGGCCGCCTTAGTGACATCCTCAAAACCATGGGTATCCCCGATCCAGAGTTAGACACAAGGTTTATAGGCAAGGCGTTTGGCGACATGTCATCTATCCTGGCAGGCTCTAAGAAGTCACAGGATGAAATCAACAAGGTCGTAAGAACATTCATTGATGCAGTTGTAGAATATGAAGCAGGTCGCCTAAGTCCTACTGAAGTTCTGTCCGCAGTAGAGCTAGAAAGACTTTACTCAACATCAGCAGATATAGCAAAGCAAGCAGCGGTCAGGGTTGAAGCAGATGTGATCGGCAAGGTTCCAGCCACAAGAGCAGAGCGAATTCGTTCTGTAAGAAACATCGAGCGTATCAATGATATCGTAACGCCGAAAGAACTTAAGAAGTCTGGCTTTGTCAAGCTCATGACACAAACAAAGAACTATATTGCTCCTGAAGGTTTCCAGCTAAACAAGTATCCTTTCAACAAATACTTTAAGGTTCCTGGGATTGCCAAGCCACCTATCTATCGTGCTACGTTTGGAAAGCTTTTGGATAGGCTTGGCAACATTGGCGAGGAGTTGAGAACAGAGTACGGCCGGATCAAGGTAGGTGAAAACCTAGACGATATACAGGCATACGGCAAGCTTCATTCCACAATCTACTCCTCCCCGCAGCAACACTTTCTTGACTTTATGCGGGCTGGATACGGTGCGTCTGATGATGTAGGTACAGCCTTGGGAACAAGGTTTGGTTTAAACCAGTTCATGTCAACCAACCAAGTGTTGGCAGAGCAAGTCATTAAGAAGTTATCTTCTACTGAAGGACCAATCCAAGACCTCTTCCAACTAGCCAGCCAGTTTGACGAGTTCAGTCCAGAGTACTTTGAGTTCTTGTCTGGTGTTGGTGTAGTACTGTCGGGCAAGTCTGTTGACACTATACAGCCTTCAGTGCGTAATATACTCCCTTCTATCACCGCAGACAACATGCCGGTATGGAGACTAAACCCAGAGAAGACAGGTTCTAACATTGCAAACCTTCTCGTGTCTGCCAAGCGAACTAAGATCGTCAATGACTTTGCAGAAGATATTGCCAAGCTACATCCAGAGATCTTTGAAAGGCCACTGCCTGCAATCCTAAACTCTTGGATAGCGCAGTTGGATTCAACGTTGACTTGGACTGACACACTGTCAATAACTAAAGTACTGGAAGCAAGAGGCTTGGAGAGAGGCGTTGACTTCAATCCTCGTCAGGTTGCTTTTGTTGTCGCGGCTTCTGCCGAGGCTATGATCCGTACACAGGGAGACGCACTAGACCTTCTTCGTGAAGCGTTCAAAGATAGGGTTGCAGTAGCACAAGGTGTCGACCCAACTAATGTAGAGAGTTGGCTATTCGGTAAAGTAATCGAAGAGTCAGAAGTACTCATGACACTACGCGAACTTGATCAGGTAGCACCTAGGGTTGCAGAGCAGGTATTGTTTTCAAATGGTGCTGCGCAAAGCTTCTTATCAGAACTGTTTAAAGAAACTTTCTTCAACAACGTCTTCGTTAACACGATCTTTAATGAAACATATGCTAGCTCAATTAGTCGCAACATACCTCCAGAGCGTGTAAGTGCTTACTTTGATGCGCTAGAAACTAAGATTGTGTCTAAGCAGATTGCAGAGGACAACACTTCTTCTTTTGTTAAAGCAGTTGAGGATCTTCCTCTCTATGCATTCGACAGACCAGATTCTATCCGCGCAGACATAATGGGTATCCTAGACGACAGCAGCCTAGTACGAAGGTATCTAACGGTTAACCAAAGATGGGTACCGATTGATGAGTCTCTCGGAGAGGTAGTATCAGCGCTGTCAACAAGAGACTTGGATGTGTTCCTGGAGCAAACAAAGACCTTACAAAAGTCCCTGTCTGTCATGACCGACACCTCTCCAGGTTACGCAAGGTTGGCCCGACGCATAGGAAACTTTACAGCATCAGAACTTTATAACTCCTTTGGCTACGTTCGTAACATTACCAAGGGTGGTATCCTAGCAGGCAACATGATGCTGAACCCCAAGTACCACATTGTTAACGTGCTCTCCGCTCCCAGCATTGTGCTAGCCACACTAGGTGCCAAGGCCGCTGTACGGTCAGCAATGCCTCAAGGTGCAACGGAAGTTCTTAAACACCTATACTCTTTTGAGTTTGGTGGCGTCATCCCAGTAGGCAACCCCACAAAGGTATTGGTTGAGACACCGACTGGAAAGAAGTACACGGTTGGTGAGGTTGCTGACCTTGTGCAAGAAAACAACATCTCGATCTCACAGGTAAAAGCAGAGATTCCAAACCAGATCTTCGAAGACCTTGTCCGCTGGACTGGTGAGAACTTTGGTGAGTTTGGTCGCTCCGAGCCGGTATTAACTTTTCTTCGCGCCATATACGACAAGACCTTAGCTGTAACCGGTGCTACTGGTCGTACTGTCTTCGGAGAGTTCGCATCAGCTACTGACAACTACTTCCGTGTTAACGTTCTGTTAAGTTCTTTACGAGATGGAGTAACAGAGGCTGACGCGATCAAGAAGGCAAGAGAGGCTTTGTTTGATTACAACAACTTGACCAAGTTTGAAAGAGACGTAGTCATGAAGGGTGTTTGGATTTATTCTTTCAGAGCACAGTCTTTCCGCGTGCTACTGTCTAACATTTTAAACAACCCAACCAGACTAGCGCAGCAGTACAAGCTTGTTCGTGGTCTGCCGGCAGATGAAGAAGAAAGCTACACTCCGTTCATGACCAAGTATAAGAACTCCAAAGTCATGATGGGTATCTACGAAGATCCCGAAACAAGACTACGCTTCGCACTGTATGGTCCAGATGTTCCTTTGATTGACGCCATGGACGACCTAGTTTCTGTGTCCTCTTACTTTGTGGCACTTGCGGCAGGCGAGGCTAGCCTTTCTGGCTCTCTTGCAGAAGCAGGGCTAACAGCACTAGGCGAGACAGACCCTGTCCTCAGAACGCCACTCACAGCCGGAGGGTATGAGGTAGCGTTTGGGGATGTCAGTCCAGCCGGCACGTATGTCAACCCAGGATACATTAACTTCTTGGTAGCCACAGGCAACTGGGAAACCTTCAAGACTACGTTCAACATTGTTGGAAAGGCGCCACGAAGAGGCAAGCCAACTTACGGTGGTGTTGAATGGGCTGTAAATAGGAAGGACAAGGTAGCAAGAAAGAACTTTTTACTATTCCGCAACGCACTTCTCTTGGCTGGTTTGGACAGACCNGTACGAGAATGGTCAGACATCCTGGTCCCNCAGGTGGATGGAGATCCAACGCGGTATGGTACCGGTACGCCATGGTGGGACATCGGCGTTGCCACAGGTGTTGTGGGCATGGAGCAAATGCAAGATGAAGCACAACGCCAACAGACTCTAAGCCGGGAGATCGGACAAGAGTTAAGATAGACAATATGTTTAATATAGTGAGGGAACTCTTATGGAATTACTAAAATTACCAATAAAATCAATGCTGGCTGTCGCTGGCGTATTCGTCGNACTCACCGGTTTCTATTACACAACCGGTTTCAGACTAAACCTNTTAGAGGCACAGGCTGTTGGCATTGACGAAAATGAGGAACAGATACAAGCTCTCCGCGAGCAAGCGGTTGGTGTCAACTCTTCTCTTATACGCATAGACGAAAAGCTTGATGATGTTAAAGTTAAATTAGATAACGTTGAGACTATGATTAAAGAAAGGGGAAACTAACATGGCACCTAAGATTATCAGCAGAGAAAACATTGCAAAGGAGCTTGAAAAGAGGGATGTTCCTGTAGAGCCTAAAGCAATTGAAGATGCATTCAAGAAAGGCACGATTAGCGCAGCCTTTTATGATGTGGCAATGCAAGCATTTCCTTTTGATTTAACAGAAGGCTTTGCAGAAAGTGGTCCAGGTGAGAGGCTTATAGAAATCTTTGCTGATCAAAGCCACGGACCATTCTTATCGTATCAGATTGAAGGCGAACCAGCACCACCAACCGCCCTTGAGTCTGCGAAGAAGCAAGTAAGCGAAGCACTTGACGCTTTGTTCAAAGCAATGGAGTCTGATCCGCCTGTCTTCCCAGACAAGGAATCTGAAGAAATGTTTGAACAGGATGTTAAAGATTTCAGAGGAAGGAAGTAGGTGCCTAAGCCCGCCAAAGGTAAAGCCAAAGTAAAGGTCGTTAAGGACAAGAAGACCGGTCGTAAGAAGAAAGTTTCTTATGGTCAGGCTGGCAAAGCCAAAGATGGTGGGAAGAGAGTTAAACCTGGTACAAAGAAAGGGGACTCATATTGTGCCAGGTCAGCAGCGCAGAAGAAGAAGTTCCCAAATGCAGCTAAAGACCCGAATAGCCCATTGAACCTCAGCCGGAAACGGTGGAAGTGCAAGGGCAAAAAATCAATGAAATAAGGAGTATTTCTCATGGGTACCGTACAGACAGCACCAAAGCTTGGAAGCCTCTCTTTTGATGTTTCCGCTTCAGTTAATATTGCAACAGGATTCAGCGTTGCCAAGGCGGCTTCGGTCACTTTGCCAACGTTAGTTGATAGTTCCGTTCGATTGATTCCAGACTACCTAGTAGTGCGATTCGCCTCCAAGGGCGCAGCCGCAAAGCTTACTATTGCTATAGCCGAAGACGCAGCAGGGGATAGTATACTTATCCCAGACACAGAAGCAACCATCTCAGCAGGTAAGACATCTGCCGGTGTAGGTGCGACTGCTTACTCTATCGGTCTTCCGTTTGTTTCAACAAGTGCAGCGACATTACATCTGTTCTTCAAAGCAGACGCCGGAGCTAGCATGGATATTACCAGCGCCACATTGTTCTTCCGTAGAGGAGCTAGCTAATGCCTGTCGCACCAGTCAACTGCGCACATGCTGACCGCCCTTATTCAGTCGCCCCGGTCAACACGTCGTGGAAAAGACTGATGGTTTCTGATATAGAAACAGAGGCTGGGGTGACCAGCCTTAAGGAGTCTATTGCAGACAGTGCCGACTTACCAGAGATTAACTTTCGTGGTGCTGCGGCATCCCCGTCAATGGCTATTGTAAGCGCTTGCTACATTGGTCTTTGGAATGTTGTGGATCCAGACACCGGGGAAGATGTTGACTGGTCAAGCGGCAGGTACTTGGGTGTTGATGTCTGGTTTAAGTTTGGTGAAAACGATCCATCAGATGCAGCCAAGCAGGCTTGTTATGTTGGAGTGTATGGTCCATCAAACACGGTTCTATCAACCGGAGTATTGCGAATGGGTAACACCACATTGCTTGCAGCCGCAACATACGGTTCTTCTGACAGAAACTCTACAACTCAAACAACTGATTCAGTCTTCTATGGCAACCATGTCGTTGCTCCAGACGATGATGAAACAAATGCTAATGTGTTGTGGGCGTATGGTTCAGCCTATCACTTCGATGATGCTGCTACACCCGGTCGTTTGCAGTCTTGCTTGACTGCTTCATTGGCTGCGGTTGCTGGTGCTGANATNAAGATCATGTTGGCAATGGCTGGTGACTGTGATGTGTCTGCATACTACAGACTAGTCAAGGTGCCTAACGATCCACAATCAAGCCTAACAGGAAACTAATATCATGCCAGACACAAGAGAAGATATATTAGACGCAGACAAAGAACAGACTGTCATGCTGCCTATGAGCATCCTTAGGGCGCTTCTAGACCTAGCGACAGGGTCAAGTGCAATCCAAAGCCCACCGCCCTCACAAGAGGACATGACGGCTTACGAGACTATGCTTGGCGTAAGGGAAGCAGACCTAGACCGTAGATCTGGTATGGATCAGATGAAGCCCAGCCCTGATACTGATAAGACCATCGAGGATCTTTTAAGTGCTGAGGCTTACAGACAACTACTAGAGGAGGAACGGTGAGTGGGGTTATCGACAAAGGATTATCCAAACTGGTCAGCAGAAAGCTTCTTGTNTGGGCAAGTGCTACTGCTCTTATGGCTGCCGGCAGCATTGACTCTAGCGATTGGGTCATCTTGTCAGCACTCTACATTGGTGGGCAGTCAGTCATTGATGCAGTCGTCAGACTTAAAGGAAGTAAGTGATGCCGAAGAAAGGATTATACGCGAACATAAACAAGCGCAAGAAAGCAGGCAAAAGCAGATCAAAGTCCAAGAGCACTATTGATCCTAAGACATACGAACAGATGAAAAGAAAAGAAGCAGGGTTCAAACCTAAAAGGAAAAAGAAATAATGGCATACGGTACAAAGAGCAAAGTCAAAAAGATGACAAAACCCAAGAAGAAGAAGGTGACAAAAGGTTTCGGTAAGAAGAAATAACACTAGGAATTTACTTTTGGGCATGGTACTATCTAATTACATAAGTAAGGAGGTGTATCATGCACAAAAGAAAGTATGGAAGCGTGACAAAAAGACAGCCAAGAAAGACACACACAGACAGATTTGATGACTGCTCCAACTGGGAGGAGGTTATTAAATGTCCGTTGTATGACGATTGGATTAAGACGGTATCGTTCAACCCCAACATCTATAATAGTCTTATGGAAGTTCAGTCACACCAAGAGAAAGCTGAATCGAGAATCAGGTACGAATCCCTTTGTGACCTTATCGACGCTAACCTAACAGAAGAAGAGCAGGTTATCTTCTATGGTATCGCCGAGCAGAAGAAGTCTTTAAGAGTTCTAGCCGAAGAAAGAAGCTGCTCTTACGAGAAGATCAGAAAGATCTTTATTCGTTGCCAAACAAAACTTAAAGGTAATGCAGATGTCCAAGGAATACAGTCAAGAGATCATTGACAAATATGTCCATAGACTAGATGAGCGCTGGAAGCAGGACCATCGGCTTCGCGCAATGTGGTACAGAGAGGTCATTAATCCGTTCGTTAATATGATTGAAGTGGACCTCTCTGTATCGGGACTTATTGACAAACATTTTGTAGTTGTAGAAGGCAACGACTTCACGCGCCGAGAGGAGAAGCTTTTAGCTAATCTCCTCAAACGTGTCGAATAGAAGCAACGGAGTATTCATATGGCAAAGAAAGATGGCGAGCCCGACCTCACACGCAACGCCCAGATAGCTATTCGTAGCATCAAGAAAGGCGAGTTTGAGAAGTCAGTTGCTCTTATCATAGCATCGATGATTAAGAAGTTCGATGAGGAAGGATGGAAGACCGCTAAGCTTAGCGATCTCATTCAGCTTCTAATTCTTCTTCGCGGTGTAATGACTAAGAACCAGGAAGGCAAGTCCCCAATAGATGAATGGCTTATCTCCGTTTCGAAGCGTGTTGATACTAAGATCCGCACCCACTCGGAAACCGAAGATGAGCACGACGAGTAAACGTTACAGCTTAGCAGAGATACTTGAAGACCCTGTACTGTTCATAGCGCGCCTATGGATCAAGGACAAGGAAGGTAACCTCGTTCAGTTCGGTGAAGTAATGACACCAGAACAGATTACCATTATTAAGGCTCTCCATAAGTATAACAGAGTTGCGATCGTCAAGGCGCGGCAGATGGGTATTACCACTGTCGTTCGTGCTTTTTGTTTTTGGGAAGCATACACCAGCCACAGAACAATCAACTCTGTTGTTGTGTCTAACAAGCAAGGCTCAGCAAACGAGATCCTGCGCATTGATAAAAGGTTTTATCAGGGCCTGCCTGATCCTCTCAAGAGAGAGTCTAGTATCAACAGGCACCGTATTACCTTTGACTCCACAGACACAAGCATCATAGCAATGAGCGCCCAGTCGGATGCATCTGACCGTGGCTATACTCTCAACTCTGTACATGCCACAGAGTTTGCATTCTATGACAACCCAGAAGACTGGCTTGCGTCAACGTTAGCCTCGGTCAATGCTGGAAAACTTATTTTAGAATCAACTGCTAATCACTTCGGGGATGCACTGCATAAGATTGCTATAGCAAAGGACGATGGTTGGCACACCATCTTCTTGCCGTGGTCTTCGTTCCCACAGTATAGAGCACCTTTACATTCCAGCAAATACAAATTCGTTGCTACTGATGATGAAGAATCAATCATGAAGAAGCATGGCCTAGACCTTAAGCAGATCTCTTGGCGACGAAGAAAGATAAAAGAAATCAAAGACGTGCGTTTGTTCAAGCGTGAGTACCCACTCTGCATTGAAGAAGCCTATGCCATGGCAGCAGATAACTACTTCCATGATGACCACTTTGAGATAGTGCAAAAGATTAAGATAGCGGACAACACCGTAGAGGTAATCTCGCCGCACTCCACCAAGGACAACTATGTGATGGGGGTCGACATAGCTGGAGGCGGAGGAGGAGATTACTCTGTGGGGACGGTGTTGTCCCGCTTAACCTCTGCACCGGTAGCAGTCGTATCATCTAACCAGATGAGTGTTAATGACTTTGCAATCGCTTGTATGAACTTGGCAAAGCGATACAATGCAATGATTGCATTTGAAGAAAACAACCACGGCCATGCCTTCAAGGAAGTGCTTCACTTCAACAACTGGACCAACTACAGAGCATTTAAGACAACAGCCAAAAGCAAGATTACAATTTACGAACTGCTTAAGACATACCTGGAAGAAGGTATGATCACTTATTTAGACGAACCTACATACAACGAAATGCGAATGCTTGTACGGTCATTGAAGGGGCTAGCTCCAAGCGCACCTGATGGGTACCATGATGACCGTTGCATGGCTTACGCTATTGGCTTGTACCATTTGAAGGATGTTCGCATGCCTCTACCAGATTACGACCGGTGGATGACAGACGCGATCAAACCTAACAAGACACCAGACCGGACTGCTAATCCATTACACGCCGGTCGAAGACTCAATATAGGGAGACGATAATCATGAACGAGAGAGAAATAGAATATCTTGTGTCACACCACAGGAACTACTGGGATCGTGAGCGCTCCCGGATGACGGCGTATTCAAAGGCATACATGGGAACGATGTTTGAATCTTCCCAGTCGTCTATGGTCGACCGCAATGTTACCGTTAATACTTCGGACGGATATGCTTATGTGGAAGGCTTCGTGGCTTCTCTGTACAGCAAGACCCCAGCACTAACCGTTGGACCAGATGCCAAGGGCATTGGCAACGAAGAGGTAATGCAGGCTTGCGTTAATCGCTTCTTGTATGACAAGGTTGTAGTGGCAGAGAGAGGACTACGATACTCGCTTATCTACCCCTTCTCCTTCTTCAAGCTAGCAATCAAAGAGAGCGATAGTATCCTGGACTCTGTTGACATTCGCACCGTTCATCCGTGGGATGTTATTGTTGACCACGATGCAGAGGAATGGACTGACTCTCGTTTTGTAGGACACCGTTACTTCCTACCTTACAGCCAAGCAAAGAAAAAGTTTTCAGGAATCAAGTTTGATCCTGTCGTCAAGGAAGAGTATCTCAACACTCGTGTGGAGAACACCAGTACTTTTGATACTCAGTCTTCTTCTGCCGACTTCGATGGTTCTCACTTGCTAAGCTACGTAGAGATTATTGAGATCTACGACTTCGAATCTGATGAGTTGATTATCTACTCACCATCTGCACAGCGTGCAAATAAGATTATATTCAAGGCAAACACTATTCCTTTCCGTAAGCCGGATGGGTCACCACTATCTCCATTGGTTCCAGTGTACCTGTCTTACTCACCTGACTCACCGCTCCGTGGTTACTCTTCTCTTGGTCGTGTCTACGACCAGTTGTGGGAGATCAACAACATGAGAACGGTCTGGGCGAATGGTATCCGCCGTGACGCTCGTGTCTATGTCACACGCAAGGGAGCCATCGACCAGGAAGGGGCAAGCATTCTAGCAGAGAACAGGGACATGTCAATCGTAGAGCTTGATGTGCCACCTGATGTAGATGCTAGGAACGTACTCGTACCTCTTGCACAAGCAACCTTCTCTCCTGATTACCAAATCTATAAGGCAGAGATTCGTTCAGACCTTGAGCGTGGAACCGTCATGGCTCCGTTCACTAGAGGTCAGGCCACTGGTGCTTCCGCTACTGAGGTTGCAGCCCTAACCCAATATTCAGCTAACGAGATTGGCCGGATGGCACGCTTCTTCCATCGCAGTGTTGAGATGATCGGCGAGGTATATCAGTCTCTCATCTATCACATGATTATGACAAGTGAGGATGAGGACATGAAAGAAGTTGTTCTTATTGACAGAGCGCCTGTTGTCCTTAAGCGTGAGCAGTTCGAAGGTAAGTTCAGATATGCTTATGCAGACCAGGCATCAACGCCTATTGCTTCTGCTGTCAAACGTTCAGCAGTCATGCAGCTTATCGGTGTTCTTCCCAGCCTAGGTGTTACACCTGATGCTCTAAGAGATTACATCATTAATGTCTTTGACTTGCCACAGTCCTTTGGTGACACAGCCCAGGCACCACAGGCACCAGAAGGTATGACTGCGCAGGGCGAGGATCAGCCTGTAGAAGAGCCAGCCATTCCAGTCGGGGGTGGGCCAGCAGCCGGACAGATCAGAGGTCAGGCACAGCGTATGATGGCTGAGCAGATGCTGGAGCAGAGCTAATGCCTATCTTTGAATTCAAGGGCAGAGAGACTGGTCGTATCTCCGAATGGATTGGGCCACACTCTAAGCGGCCGGCTAAGCTTTACGATCCAGAGACGGGTGAGGAGTTTGTTTTAAAACTGTCTGCGCCCAACCTGTGCAAGTCTAATCTTTCCAGTTGGCAGGAAGGCCTTAGCCATCAGACGTATTACGATCGCAACCTTAAGCAAACCATCTACGGTGAGGCTCACAAGGAGCGTGTGCTCAAGGCTCGTGGTCTTGTGCGTGAGTCAGATATGCCCAAGAACTGGGCTGCTGACAAGATGGTTTCACAAACAGAAGCACAAGAAAAGGCAGATAAAGAATCCGATCACTTCTTTGAGAAGATGGTTGAATATGATTTGGATAAGCCAGACAGAGATGGCTGTGCGAACACTCGTATCAAAGCTACTGAAGCTTTCTGGAGCGATATCTCCCCGGCTAAGCCAACACTTGATAAGATAAACAAGGAGCGAGATGATTAAAGAATGCTTACAGTGTGGCGAAGAGTACGAGGCTAAGCGCAAGGACGCCAAGTGGTGCTCCAGTGCTTGTGCTCAAAGGAACTTTTACCAGAGGCATCCAGGTAAGCAACGTCAGTATGACAAACAACGTACCCGCACAGGACGTTCGCGCCACCTTTGGGAAACTTACAGACTGACTATCGAAGATTACAACCAAATGTTTGCTGACCAACAGGGATGCTGTGATATCTGTGGCATCCACCAGTCCGAAACAAAAAGGTTTCATGTTGATCACTGTCATACGACAGGACAAGTTAGAGGTCTTCTATGTTGTGACTGCAACATTGGGTTAGGTCGTTTCAAGGACGACACTGAAACATTAGCTAATGCAATTGTATACTTACAAAGGAGTAACTAATCATGGCGAAGACAGAAGAGACGACCCCTGAAGGTCGCGCACAGGCTGCTATGGCCGGGGCCGAAGGCCTACTAGTAGAAGCTGAAGGAGCGATGACTGATGTAATGCAGGCTGCTTCTCCGGTCGGCACGTTCAGTGCTAAGAGACAGAAGGCTTTGGCCACACTCATCAATAAGATCAACAAAGAAATGGAAGTGGAGTTCGAACTTGAAACTACCTTCCAGGATATCAAGGGGGCTCCGCTTCCTGACCAGCTTACTCGTGGCCTCATGGCTCTTAAGCAGACTGTTGATACCTTTGCTAGCACGATGCCTGAAGAGGTAGTCATGCAGCCCTTTGAGGTTTCTCAGATTACAGATGATGGAGTACTCGCTCGTATCACTGCTGAGATTGATACCCTCTTTAAGAACAAGGAGTTTGTTAAATTCCTACGTGCAGAGCAGCCGACTGTTGATGTCGTTGCAGAAGCACCAGCAGCCGAAGAGCCGGCTGTCACAGAGGAGGCACCTGAACAGGGCTCCGAGCTAGATATCTTACTGAACCAACTATAAAGGAAACCACTTACATGTCAGACACAACGAGCACCTCACTCCCACAGACGCCAGAAGGCCCTTCAGGAGCGACGACAAGTTCAAACGATACAAACCCTACGCCTACCCTTAAGCCGTCCCTACAGAGGCGCTCAGAGCCTCGTGGTATATTGCAAAGAGAAGAGCGTATGGAAGAGATGAAGCAAGAGCGTGCGGCATCTGCTGCAAACAAGAAGGCAACCGCCAAGCTAAGCCTAGATGATTTGATTGATAAGCACTTGACTGGTGATGAGTACAAGACAGAGAATCATACAGGCTTGGATTATAACAAGGTACTGGAAGGACTTCCTTCTGATGCTAAGAAGCTAATTCAAAACCTACGATCTGATTACCAGAGAAAGACTACTGATATCTCTAAGCGTCGTAAGGAATTAGAAAACAGAGAGCGTACACTTCTAGAGAACTCTGCACAGAACTTTAAAGAGAAGGCCCACCTACCTGAGAACATTGATCTGTATGACCCAGAAGGTCTGAAGACATACATTGAGGCACAGGCGGCTACCCAGTTAGAGAAGATGTTGGCACCCGCTCGTGAGAAGATGCAAGCAGCTACTAGACTGGAACAGGTCAAGACCTTTGAAGCCCAGCACCCTGACCTCTCAAGTTACAAGGATAAGATTGCTACTCTTATTACAGAGAGAGACATGTCTATTGAAGATGCTTACTTCAGGATCAAGGGTGAAGAGTTCAGTGCTGCTATGGAGAAGAAGAACTCTGAGCTAGCACAGTACAAGGCTGCTATCAAGGATGCTGGGATGAAGGTCTCAACTGGAACTCCAAGCACCAAGGCAAAGCCTAAGTTCTCATCAGCCTATGATGTATACAAACACATGAAAGCAACAGGGAAAGCATAATGAAGAGACGTAATATTCCTAGAGTTCGTCGTTGTTGTAGCGGTTCTTAGCTACTTTAAACGATAAGTAAAAAGCCTCACTAGCATTTAAGTTAGTGAGGCTTTCTATTTAAGGAGGAATGACTGGGCTACATACTAAGCAATGAACGAACGAAGAATGAAAGTAAGAAGATGTAATTGTAAGGAGGTATGTAGCCCAGTCACAATGTCTATGTCTAATGTCTATTTACAAGAATGAGAACCTGATTGACTCTCACCTAACAAACTAGTTGTCAATGTTCCTGGGGTCTATTGAACCAGAAACTTCAGTTACGATATCTAGAATAGTGTGGATTGAAAGTATCATTAGTTATAATCTCCGTGAGTAAATAAGAATGTTGTTGCATCAGCGATGTCTTCTACTATGATTTGTCTGTAGCTTTCTTCTATGTCCAGTCTTGTTAACATCAGGAACATCCACTGGAAAGAACAGATTGTTTCTTTGAAGTCGAACATGTTGTCCCCAGTTATAAAACACATTGTCTGTTTGCTCTATTATATAAGACTGATTTGTCCTGGAAGTTAAACACCTAAGATGCATTTAGTTCAGATTATTTTTCTTTGGATTATTTTGTATCCAGGTGTTTAACTCTGAGAGAAAATCAGTCTAGTTCT